CACCCGTCAGCCCTATCCTGTTCAGCACTTCCGACACGCTGGCGTTTTCCAGCGCGTCCTTATTCACGGCATACACCGCTTCCAGCATCTGCCAGAACGTCCCTGCAGGTATCCCTGCGGCAACCTCCCCGGCTTTGCCGAAGTTCTGCACCATGTCCGTCATCAGGTCGATGCTCTGGTAAAGGTTCTGGAACAGCACGACCAGCGCGCCGTATTCATTGCTGCCCTCTATGCTGCCCGTCGTGCGCAGGCTTTCCGTGACAAAAATCTCAAAAATCTGCGTGGAGAGTATCTCCCTGTTGTCCTTCCATATGGAAATCTGCGTCTGCAGATGCCCTGTTTTTTCCAGCGCGGCAGTCGTCAGCAGGAACTGACAGCGTCCGTTTTCCGGCTCCGTGATTTCCCCGTCATTGAAAATCTCCCCGCCGTTTTCCGGCTTGCGCATATAAATCCGTACTTCGTGCCCCGTCAGGTCAATGGGCACGCCGTTGTTGAATAAAAACACATCTAAATAGCGGCTGTCGCTGTCCTTCTGCACCGCTGTAATGATGTTATGCGGCTTGATATTTACGTCCAGCTCCAACCTGTTGTATGTTTCCGCCATCAAAGCCACCTCCATTCCGGCTCAATCACTAATTTCTCCACGTTCCCCGTCCAGCTGACAGCGTTCGCGCCGACCTCCAGCCGCGGGAAGCCGATGCCGCTGAACGTCCCGTTCCGGCTTTCACCGTCCTTGTAAACCTCCATGCTTTCGCTGTCGATTGTGATATGCCCGTCCACCCCGGACAGCAGGAACGCCGCCCCGTTGATATCCAGGGTGATATCCCCGCCCCCGTAAACCGTGATTTTCGGCTGGGCGTACACCGTTCCTTTGTTGTACACCGTCTGCGGCTTCACCAGCTCCAGCGTATCCCCGAACGGGTTTACGGAACGCTTAAACGGCTGTGTATCCATCGTCACCTGAAATTTCTGGAATGTCCGCATCATCTGCGCAATGCTGATTTTGTTTGAAATCATGACATCATACGCCTTGTCCGGCTCCGAGGAAAATATCATCTTCCCTGAGCCGACCAGCCACGCCGCCACATCGTCCAGCTTCCGGCGGTTGATAAGGGCGCATTCCATCGTGCGGTCATAGCTGCTGTATGTCCCTTCGTCCACATGCAGAGAGCCGTTCCGCCCCGCAATCTCCACCCGCTCCACACGCCGCTCCGCCCGTACCGTTTCCGGCATTTTCGTTACCCGCACGCCCATGCTCCTGCTGTCAATATCCCTGAACCGGAACCACGATTCAAATATCACGCTCCCGCCTCCTTTCCCGCATGAAAAAAGAACGCCCTTTGCAGAGCGTCCCATTTCTTACTTATACTGTTATGCTCCTGCTTTCAGGAATAAAAGCCGGAATGTTTCCCTGCCTTTTGGCGTGATAAGCGTCTGCGTGCTGGAAAAGCCTGTTTTTTCGTTGACAAACTCTTTTACTTCAAACAGCCCGCTGTTTTTGTCTGCATACGGCTGGATTTTCCCCTTTTTGTCGCGGTAAATATATTTTCTGTCCAGCAGGAAACGGATAAATTCCTTTTCCTTAATTTGGAGCTGTTTCGCCGTTTCTCGGAAATTGGTAAGCAGGCTGCGGTCTACTATTTCATCGAAATAATCCGCTTTCGGCTTCATGATTTGGTTATCAACCGCCAGCGTGGAATTAGCCGCCTGCAATGCCTTATTTTTATCCTGCTCATCTTTCAGGGCAGTGCAGAGCCGTATCAGCAGGTCAGGGTTAAGGATTGCCGCTTCCAGTGTTTCCGGCGTCATATAAGCCCCATGCCTGCGGATTGAGGGCAGAACTTCCGATGTAACCCATTTGCGGAAGGGCTTCGCCTCCGGCTTGTCACTGCGAAGGATAACGTTGTAAAGGCCGCTTTCGTTGATAACTGTCATTTCCTGTTCGCCCCCAAGGGTCGGAATCAAATTCCGCCCCTTTTCGTCTTCATCAAGCCTTTCAAAAACCTTATGAGGGCTTCCCAAACCAAGTATTTCACAAACATCTTTCAGCACCCACCATGGCTCACCGTCCTTTTGAACTGTCCGCACTTCATTGCCGTTATATGTAAAAATCTGTAATCCATTCATGCTTTTCCCGCCTTTCTTCTTTTTCTGTTTCCTATTATGCGCTTATTCAGCCGCCCCTTGCCGCGGACTGCTGTCTGCGGAAAAACTCCATCTCCGTCGCAAGCGTATGCACATCGCGGCCGTTGGCATTATTGACAGTATCCACATGGACATTGATATCCCCATAAGTGTAATTCCTTCCGCCAGCAGTCCCTGCTCCTTCCGAAATTCTCGGCGGATTGGCAATCCCCGCAAGGCTGTTGGAAATGCTCCTGTTGATATCCTGCATTTTTTCCGTCCAGCCGGTGTCAAGACCAGCCGCCATATAGCCGCCAATCTCAGCAAACACCTTTGACGGGGAATTGATATCAAGGTCAGACCTTGCCCTTGCCACCGCCGCCGCAATGACTGCCGCGACCGCGTTCACGACGCCGCTTTCCCCGTTGCGGATACCCTGCGCCACGCCCTCCATCATCATCTCACCAACGTCGGTAAACTCCCCTCGGAAACCTTCAATCAGCGCAATCAACCGTTCCTTCAAATCCTCGATGTACTCCGTCAGAACAGGCTCCTGCTCCGCCATGCCCTGCGTAATGGTAAGGAAGTTCTGTTCCTGCGTGTCCTCGTTCGCGCCGGTTACGGCGGCTGAAACAGCCTGTGTGACTGCCTGCCCCATGCCTTCCCCGTCAGCCTGCAATCCCTCCTTTAGGCTCTCCGCCGCCTGTTCGCCCGCCGCATACATCTGCGCCTTTACACCGTCCAAAGCCTCCGGCAGACGCTGGGCATAATTCTGCTCCAATGCGTCAAATTCGCCCTGGTAGAACTTTTCCGCCACGCCCTGCGCGGTCTGCTGTTTTTTCTCGAACAGTGAAACGTACTGCTCAAATTTCGCGTCAGAAAGGGAAATCAGCTTGTCCATATAGGCAAGCGCATCGTCTACGCCCATGCCGGCAATCTCGCCGACAAGGCTGTCGGAAATGCCGCGCCCGCGCAGGCGTTCGATGGCGTCGCCGTATTCCTCCAGCTTGCGGATTTCACTTTCGATATCGCCCAGCTGGAACAGGTCTTTCCCTTCTTCCGTCTTGACCCGCTCGAACAGGGAGCCGTAGCCCGCAAGCTTGCTTTGCAAACTGCCCTGGCTTTTCTCAATCTCCGCAATGGCGGATTCGTACTCCTTTTGAAACTCCTGCAAGGCGGCAATCCGGTCTTTCAGCGCGGTTTCCTCCTGCTTTCTGTTCCAATCGGATTCCAGCTTTGCGATTTCGTCCAAAAGCTTCTGCTTGCCGGCTTTCTCCGCCTTTTCCAGTTCCTTGTATTTTTCGGCGATGCTTTCCTCGTACTGCTTCCGCTCCGCCTCGGCCTGCTCTGACGCCGCCTGGTTCTGGATTTCCGCCAGCCTGCCATTGAGCGCCTTCGCTTCTTTTTCCAGCACATCGCCGACCTTCTGCGCCGTGCGCTGTGCAAACGGCAGGATACCGGTAATGACCTCCGCGGATTTCAGCAAATCTTTTGATACATCGGCAACAGCCTTTTCTGCCTTGCCTTTGCCCGCTATAATGCCCTCCGCGATACCGGCCGTTATCTGTACACCCACTTCATCTCGGAATTTTCTGGAGGGAGAATTGATATCCAGCTCATCTTGCGGCACCTTCAAAAGGTTGTTTATCAGATTTTTGAAGCCGTCTTTCAGCTTGTTCCAGCCTTCCTTGATACCGTTCCAGATGCCCATAGCGATATCTCGCCCAACCTCATCAAAGTTGTCTATCATATCGTCAAATGCCGTCACCAGCGCAACCATCAACTGAGGCACCGCCATAATCAGGTCAGGTATTGCGCTAATCAGTCCCGAAACCAGACCGCCGACAATTTCCGGCGCGACCATTATAACATCGGGGATATGCTCCAGCAGTGTTTCCACAATCGCTACAACAAGCTCAACAGCATCCGGCACCAATTCCGGCGCGGCATCTGCAAGCGCACCTCCGAAGCCCTCTACCAGTTCAAACCCTTTATCCAGAAGCATAGGGGCATTCTCCGTAATCGCATCGGACATCCGAGTGATAATCTCCGTCATTTTCTCTCGGAACTGTTCCGGCTCCAGCGTGCCGTTTGTAACCTCGAACACTGCCGCCGCTACTTCCTGCTGTAAAATGCGCATCTGGTCGGAGAAATTGGAAACCATTGCTTCGCCTGCCGCCTGCGCCGCTCCGTCTACATTGCTGAATTCTGTTTCCATATTCGCCATAGCCTGCACAGCATCAATGCCTAGGTCTTCCCATGTCGTCCCGTAAAGCGATACGCCGATTTCATTTTGTTTAACTTTATCGCTCATTTCAAACAGAGCAGTATTCACCAATTTTATCGCTTCAATGGCCTGTTCTCCACCTTCCGCGAACATTGACTGTATCTGGCTTGCATTCAGTCCCAGCGCATTGAGCGCATCCGCTGATGCCGTATCTTTCGTGTTGATATTCAATTCTTTAATTGCTTCATTCAACAGAGTAATTTGATAGGCTCCTTCTTCTGCCCCACTCTCCATCGCACCGAACATCTGCTCTGCAGAAAATCCTAAATCTGCATAATAAACGGAAAATTCCGCAGCTTGGTCAGCAAGGTCGCCATTCTGGTTCAAGCCTCTCTGCGCACCCGCAGCAAGCAGGTCGTAAGCCTCACTAGCATCTATCCCGAATTGCTTCATCATTGCGTCAGCACCACGTATGCTTTCCTGCGCATCAATGCCGAAAGCTTCCTGCAAAATCAATGCTCCATTTGCAACTTCCAACATTTCTTCCGCTGAAATATCCCCCATCTGCTGCCCAACCTTTGCAACAACCTCCGCCGCTTCCTCCATGCTCTCGGCAAATCCTTTTGCGTAAACGGCTGTTACAATCTTTTCGTAACTTTCTGCTTCTTCCTCCGTCAGCCCAAGCTGCGCCTGCACCATAGAAAGCGCCTTATCCGCTTCGGCAGAAAATTCCGCAATTTTCTTTGTTGCGTCAACTGCCGCCGATGCCACGACTTCCAGCCCTTTTGCCGCAAGACTGCCGCCCAGAACCGACGCGAATACATCTGCCTGTCGGGAGCCGCCTTCCATCTCTCCATCCAGATTATCCAGCCCGTCACCTGCGTCCTCTGCGCTGTTGCCCATCTGTTCCAAAGCGTTTTCATTCTGCCGCAGGGCGCGGTTCATATTGTTCAAATCTGCAACCGCGCGGTTCATCTGCTGTGCATACCTTTGCACTACAATGCTGTTTTCGTCATATGCCGCCCGCGCCTCATCCAAAAGCCGCCGCTGTGCTTCTACCCTCTGCTCCTGTAATGCAATCTGGCGGGTCAGAACCCTGCTTTGTGCAATCAGCTTTTCCTGGCTCTGGTCCTCCCTGTCAAATGCAGATGTCACTGCCTGCATTTCCGTCTGAAGTGTACGAAGCTGTGCATTCATCTGTTTCACTGCGTTCATGAACTCGGTTTCGCCCTCGAATCCGATTTTGTAGCCCATTCCTCTTGCCATAGTTTTCCTCCTATTTCAAATCTGCCGGTATCATTTCATCGAAATCGTCCAAAATGATTTTTTCCTCTGCCCCATGCAAAATCTGATAGCACGCAATCATATCCCGCAATTCACCGAACGGCATACACTTCAGCTCTTTTTCAGGAACTGCAAGAAGGCGTCCATAAAACCAAAACCACGCAAAGCTGCAATGCCCTGCGTGGTTCCTGCGTTTTTTGGCGGCTTTACTTCCACCGTTTCCGTCATGCTTTTTGAAATAGCTTCAAATATACTTGCCCGCACTTCATTAAATTCACGAATCCCCAGCAGCGTCCGCAGGATATCCGTACACAAAAACAGCTGTTCCCCGTCTTCGTGCAGTTTTACATATTCCGCCCCCTGCTGTGCCAAAATATCCAGAACCCAGAGCGTTTCCGCAATGCTTTTTTCTGTGTATCCATCCATAATACATTCCTGCATTCCGGCGGTATCCCCGTACCTCTCATAGATTTCTGAAGCTGCCTGTACGGAAAAATTCAACAGGTATTTTATTCCGCCGATTTCAATTTCAGATAACCTGTTCATTTTGCAGCCTCCTTTGCCAGCCTTGCAGGTGTTGTTGTCATTCCAAGTTTCCCCCGAATATACGCCACTGCCTCCGCCTCTGTGCCGAATGTCGCTTCCATCTTCCAGCGGTGTTTTTCGCTGTCGTCCCGCAGTATGGTCGCGGTCAGCTCCGGCGTTTGCCATTCGATGCTTTCCCCCTGTGTATCTGCCGCGTCTGGCGGAATGTCAAACATAATTTTCGGGAATACCACTGCACGCCATTTATATACCCCGCCGCGCTTCTTTTTCACCACACAGCCGAAACCCAGATAAGGCACGTTCATGTCATCATCATAGACAAGCTCGCTGTTATCGCCGCCTTCTCCCATCGGTTTCGGTGTAATGCCAAGTATCAGCGCACTTGCTTCCTGTGTCAAATCATCCGTGCCAATCGTCATAGTACCGCTGGTAAAGCTCCTGTCACTTTCCACAATGCCGTTATCGCCCCAAAGGTTATTATCATCTGCCTGCTCAATTTCAGAGGAAAACGTCACTGCCTTGCCCAGCACTGTCCCTTTTGTATAGGAAATTGCTGTATCCGTATTTTCGTATAACGCCGCCATCGGCTTGCTCAGACCTATCGTTGCCATTCAAATACACTCCTTTCATCCCCGCAGAATCCTGTCTATTTCCCGCTCCGTAATCTCCTGCATCTTTGCCTCCACTTTTGGCTTTGCGCGCCTTGCCGCCCTGTCGATAAACGGATATCTCTGCCGCACGGAAGAACCGCTGTTAATCGACCGCGCCAGCAGTGCGTTCGGGATACCGTTTGGATACTTTTTTGTCGGCACCCCCTGATATCCTTCAAATCCCACGCTGGCAAATGTCGCGCCATCTTCACCGTAAAACTCGGAAATACCCAGCGATTCCACCAGATGAGCCTTATCCTTTTCCGCTACGCTGCGGAATTTTTCTTCCCTGTCCAGATGTTTGAATACTTCATCAGGGATAGCCTCCGCTTCTTTCCGCAGTTCATCTGCAAAAATATCTGCTCCGCCGTACAATGCCTGTTTCCCGATGTAATTCTGGACAGAAATACGCAGTTTTTCCATGCGTTTATCTAAGTCGCCCGCGTCAAATTTTATCCTTGCCATCAAACCACCTCAAATCTCCAGACATAGTGGATATACTTTGTTTCCTCCTCATATTCCACTTCATTCAGCGAAAACGCAATTTCTGCGGATTTCAGCATTTCGGAAACCATATCCACAACAGGGTCGTTCTCCTCTCTGGTGAAAAAGTCGATATACCCGCTTATGGAATACTCCTGTTTCCTGTCATCCGCCTCCACAGATCCGCCCTCCGCCTGTTCCGCCCATACGATATAGCGGTCTTTCTTTTTGAATGCGTGGTAATGAAACACATCTACCGGCAGGGAAATCAATGCCAGCCGCACCCGTTCCGTCAGTTCATGCACCATTTATCACCCTTTCCAGCGTCAGCTTTGTGATATTCAGCCCGTTTTCGTCCTTCATGGGCTGGCAGAGGCGTATCAGATACCGCTGCCCGTCCTCCATGGTAACGGCGTCCAGCACGGAAATTTCATGCCAGCCCGGGATATTCACCACCGCGCTGACGCTCTGGTTCGCCTGCAAAGCTGTATAGTACCGGCTGAAGCCCAGCACATCATACCCGAAATAATGTTCGGAAAGCAGCGTCTGCGTTTCCCGCGGCATTGCCCCATTCTCCGCCGTGTTTTCCGTGCGGTATACCTGCAGAATACCATCGTCAAAGGTCATGAGCCGCCACTCCCTTTCTGGCTGAACAACAGGTTATTCAGTTCATAACGTAGAAAGCGGGGCATGGCAGTATCCATTCCGGCGCGCCTGCGGAACAGGTACGCCGCATAATGGATTACTGCCATTTCACACTCGACGTCCCCGCGTTTCAGAAAAATCCCTTCCCGCTGGACAGCGGCAGCGGCGAAAGACAGGAGCGTCGCAAGATATTCATCATTCACCGCTGTCGTCAGCTGCAAATCTTTTTTCAATATCACAAGCTTCTGTGCCTCCGTCATTCTTTATCCCCCTCACTTTTCCGCTGCTTCCTCCGTTGTATTTGCCTTGTCCGGCGCAAATGCTACGCCTGCCGCAGAGGGCGTTGTCCCGTTCAAACCGATTGCTACAAACCCTTCCGGGATTACGGGCAGCCCGTCATACCGTGCCGTACCCTTGAATACCGTCTGGTCCTCGATAAACAGGACGTGTTCCGAACGCGCCAGCTGCGTCCCCGCGCGTTCTGCCAGCAGGTACAGGTCACCGTAGCCGCCGAGAATAACGTTATCGGGGATAAAATCCAATTCCACGATTTCCCCGCCAATAATCGGCATCGACCTGTCCATCCCTGCCGCTATGGCACCTGCAGCATTGACGGAAAGAGATTCTGCCAGCAGCGTTGTGCGTGTCATTTCGTTCATCGCCCAGAATTTCTCACCCCTGCTGTATTTCCCTTTTGCGCTCCCCGCCGCCTTGATGATGCTCTGGAAGAGTTTGATTCCCACACTGTTCGCTGCTGCAATGGAAAGGATATTCGATGTATGCAAATCCTCCCATTCCGCAGCTTTTTCCGGGTAGCCGGAGGGCTTTGCCGTCTGTGCCAGCCTTGTAAAAATGCCCAGCGGCATCTTCACCCCTGTGCCAAACAAAATCGCCTTGTCCAGCGCAATGCCAATCGCCTGCCCGATGCCTGTCAGCAGTTCGGAGGCAAGCGAAAGGTCGCTGTCCTCCAGCGTCGCATTGCAAACCGCCACATAGCCGCCGACCTTGTACCCGTCCACCTCGACCTGGTTGAACAGGAAATCCAGTTCGTTCAGCTTGGCGCACATTTCTGTCCAGACTGCCTCCGGGATTGTCCCCATGATGTTCTGCCTTGCTGTGCCGGATACCTGGCGCACGCGCACCTTTCTGAGCAGCTTGGAATAATCGCGGATATTTTCCCTGATCAGCTCCAGCATCACGTCCGGTATCGTCAGTTCCGCCCCGCTGACAGCCCGCCTCTGCCCGGCAAGCTCCCTTGCCCGCTGCAAAAAGTCCTTTACGTCCTCCCGTGCAAAAAATGCGTCCCGCTCCTGCGCATTCATGCCGAAAAATTTCCTTTTTTCCAAAATCCCCGCACTCCTTTCCTGTCCTTCTGTTTTTTCCGGTTTTGCCTTAGGCGGTTTCTGCCGTTTTTCCTCCGCTTCTATTTCGGCTTCCAGCCGCTCCACCTCGGCCTCCAGTTCCCCCTTCGCCGCTTCATGCGCGTCCTTGTCCTGCTGGAACGCCTCGGCCTGCTGTTCCACAAGCGTCCTGTCTTCCTCGGGTGTTTCCTCCGTCATTTCCTCCACGGCTGCTGAAAGCTCCGCCTCCCGTGTTTCAAACTCCGCGTCCTTCGCCCGCAGGCGTTCCAGTTCCTTCTGCTTCGCGTCCAGCTTGGAACGCAAAACCAACGTTTTCAGTGCCATTCAGTTCTCTCCTTTCACCATTTTCAGCGTCCGCTGCTTCCATGCGGAAAATTCCCGCCTCCGCTTCTCCTCCAACTGTTCCTTTCTGGCGGATACTCCCGTTTCCTGGTAGGCCGGGAATGTCACCACGGAAACCTCGTACAGCTTTACTTTCTTTATCGTCCAATGCACAACGCCGCCGTTTTCGGCAAATTCCTCCTCCAGAATGTCAAAGCCGAAGCTGCATTGGTCTACGTCGCCCCGCTTTACCCGCTCGTACAGGTTCATGGCGTCCGTATCCTTCGGATTGATTTTCACCTCACCCCAAAGCCCGCGGCTGTCCGTTTTCAGCGTCAGCGTGCCCGCCTTTGTCCGCCCCAGCACAAGCCGCGTTTCGTGGTCTATCAGACAACGTATGTCACCGGATAACGCCCCGTCAAACGCGGTCGGCGCAATGCTTTCCGTTGCGCCTTCCCAGAGCTCATAATTCGTATCAAATACAGAAAAATAACCGCTGATATAGTAATCACCGGCATCTTCCCTTGTCTGAAATTTTGACGCCGCGCCGCGTGTCTGCCTTTCGTTTCGCAACCATTCTCCCTCCTTCCTGCGTTTCACAAAAGAAAGCCCTTGCGTTTTCTCCGCAAAGGCTCTATAATAGACATATAAAAAGGATTGCCGCTTTTGGAAGGGCGGTCAGTCCCGAATAATCGTTCTTTGACCGTCTAACTTCTGTTAGGCGGTCGTTGTATTATTTACGCTTGTGTAAACACAAGGTGATAACACCGATGATTACCAAGCAAAATTGAAACAATTCACTGTATGTAACCATCTTACCACCCCCTTTTCAGAGAGTGGCCAACCGCCAAACGGCAATCCTTACGGCAGACTTCTCCGCCGCAAGCCTATTTTACCACAGCTTTCCTTTTTCCACAAGAAACCCGAAAACATTTTCGTTTTTCCTATTTTTCCAGCTTCTTCTGCTCCCCTATCATTCCCTGCGGGATATAGTTTTCCAGAATCACCAATTCGTCCAGCCCCGCCTTCGGGCTGAGCCCCATCCAGTCCCGCACCTCGTTCCCCGTCATGATGCCGCGTGTATACAGGTTTGCGCCGACCTCGGAAAGCGTCCGGATATCATAGGAATAAAGCGAACGTATGCTGAAACGGAAATACCAGTCAGGGCTGAGCAGCAGTTTTTTCGTCAACTCCTGCTCAACAGCCTTGCAGATTGGGCGGATACGGGTGTTGATGAAGTTATTCCACTCCGCCTCACTGTATTCCCCTTCCCCCACGACAAACGGCGGCACGTCCAGCACGGCCGCAACGGCGCGCCTGTCCATGCGCACGCTGTCCGCAATGGCAATGTCATTCAGGGAAAGAGGGCGCACCTCTATCACCTCGAACTGCTCCGCCGGCAGCATCCACGGTTCCCCCGCCTTTGTGCTTTCCACATACTGCTCCAAAAGCTGGCTCCTGCCCTCCTTGCTGGCAAATTCCTCTACCATGCCGTCCACCTTGACAATCATGGAAGGCTTCCATTTGCTTTCCATGAAGCCCTTTTTCGTTGCGTTTGCCTGCCGGAGGTTTTCCGCCGTTTCTTTCAGCGTGGCGCGGCAGCCTGTCCCCCGCCAGTATTCCCGCGGGCTTGGGTTCAGCACGAAATGCAGCACGTCCGCAGGGCTGTACATCTTCCCGTTTACAACAACCTGATAGCCATCCCCGTCCGGCACAAAGGAAAACGCCTCCGCCGGAACGGGCGTCAAATCCTCCAGATACCCCCGTTCCGTTTTGGGCAGGACGACCGCGTTCCCGTCCCCCTCCAGCAGAAGCGTCCGTACCACCGCCGCAAGGAATGTCTTGCGTGTCGTAAAGCAGTTTGGGGAAATGTCAACCTTTTTCGACAGTTCATTTCGTATGCGTACATCTCCGTTTTCTGTATTTGCCATCAAATGCAGCGTCATGCCGGAAATCAGGTCGGCAATCTTATTCACCGCCGCAATGATTTCAGGATTCTGTGACAGCTTTGTGTAGCCTGTCCCGCACAGCACGTCATACGATGCCGGGGAGCAGAGGAAGGACACCGCCTTTCCCGCCGGTTCCGCCCTCGTTTTCCTGCCGCCCTGTTTTCTCTTTCCCATCCTGCACCACTCCTTTATTTCAGCCAGTCGCTTGCCTTCTGGCTTTTCTCCATGTCAATCAGCATCTGCTTTGCAGCAATCACGTCCGCATCGAATAAGTCAATCCGCAGCGTTGGCTGCACCTTTTCAAACCGGACAAAATCGTCGCTGTCCTCTGCGGCCTTTACGTTCCCGATGCAGTATTCAAACGCCTTATTGCCCAGATAGTAAAATTTCCGCTGCTTGATTTGCTTTTCAATCTCCCGGAACGCCTCCGTCTTTTCCACATACCGCTGGGACTGGTCGCGCATTTTGAAACCGGCCTTTTTCATCTTCATCACAAACTCGCGGGAATACCGCTTGTCATAGCCCACCCAGCGTATTTTGAAGCCCGCCGTCCGCATTTTCACAAACCACTGCACCACATCATCATAGCGTATCACTTCATCGTTGCACAGCGTCAGCCAGCCCTGCTCCTGCCACCAGAAAAACGGGATATTGTCTTCATCTGCCTTAATATGCGCCTGCGTAACCGGCATGAAGCCGTGCGATATGCTGATATCCACGCCCTGGTACCGCCCATGGAGCGCGGTTCCCGTCAGGTCGTAGAGCTTGGATAAGTCCGCTCCGCCGTACCATGTTACCGGCAGCTTTGCCAGCTCCTCCAGCTTCCAGGAATAGGCCTCGTCCGATGCCGTTACCTCTGCCATATCGAAATAGGTTTCCACCGCCGAGGTAAACACATTGAGCGACTTCGCCAGAAAATCCTTCCTCTGCTGCGGGTCGTTCTGCGCCTGTACCGCATCATTCAGGATTTCTTCCGGCCGTATGGATATGCCATAGGCAGGGTTTGCCATCTCATGCGTCCGCCGGCTCGTGTAATCAATCCATTCTTTCCCATTTTCCGTTTCCACAGGGTCGGCTTCACAGATGAATATGAAATACTGTTCATCTTTTACCTCTCCGTCCAGCACCCGCTTGCAGTATTTCACACGCTGTGCCAGAAAGCTGTTCGGGTCGTCGCCCGCCGTGGATATACCTATCATCAGCTTGTTTGTGTATGCCTTCATCGCCTCCTTGAACAGGTTGTACTGCTTCGGCTTCTTGAAGGCATGGATTTCGTCCGCTATCGCAATGTTGCAGTTGAAGCTGTCCTGCGCGTCAGGGTTTGCCGCCAGCGCCTTCAGGCTGAACAGCCCGCCGCCCATCTCTGCTGAAATGGAATGCTCGTTGTTGTTGTCAATGATGCGGAACGGCCCGCCGCGCTCCCTGTCTTCCCCCAGCCGCACAATGTTGTATTTCAGGAACTGGAAGGTTTCCATAGTCTGGTTCTGCGCCGCCGCCACAACGTAAATCTTTGAACCGCTCCGCCGGTAAAGCAGCCCCAGCGCGTAGGCAAGCGCCGCCGCAAAGCTGGTTTTGATATTTTTACGCGGGATAAAAATAAGAGCCTCATGAAAGCGGTTGATATTCGTACCGGCCAGCTTGAAGCCCAGAAGATTGTAAATGATGAACTTGTGGAAATCCGTCAGCAGGAAGGGACTGCCGCGCAGGGGCGTGCCGTCCATCCGCTCCCCCTGCTGGTGGCAGATGGTCTTTTCTATGATTCCGATGCAGAATTCCGCATCGCGCGGCCTGAAGTCATAAGCTGGATTTTCGAGGTCGTCCAAAAACCTTTGACAGCCCTTCACGCGGTATGCGTTCGCCAGTATCCTGCCGGAAACAATGCCCTCCGCATACGTCATTACCGTATCCCAGTTTTTATATTTCCCCATCTAACTCCACCAACGCTTTCCCGAGTGCGCTTTCCTTCTTGTCCTCCATTGTTTTGGAGTGTATCTGCTTCAGGCCTTTCGGCGTCAGCCCGAAAATGTTTTCCAGTTCCAGAAGTTCCTTCCGCAGCGTTTCCATCGCCAGATAAAGCGGTGTTTTCCTCTGGTTGGCTGCGCCGGATTTGTTGGTATACTCCTCCGTAATGG